CCTTCGACTTACTCCGGAGGTGTATTTCGATTTGGGTTTTGGCTTGCCCCAGCAACTTAGTTCTCCATGCCTGTTTCTTGCTCCTTTCCGGGCATGCGCTGGGGCAGGCGAAAACTCAGATCGAAGTATAAGAAAGGATGCGCGATGGTCAAAAAGAAGACCAAAACTCCTCGAACACCCGAGGAAGCTGAACGATTGGCGATCAGTGCTGCCATGGAACTTGCAACTCAGCAGATTCTTGACGGTACGGCGAGTAATTCGATGATCATCCATTTCCTCAAGCTGGGTTCTAGTCGCGAAAGACTGGAGCAGGCTCGCCTTGAGGCCGACACAACCCTCGCCCGAGCTAAGGTTTCGGCACTTGAGTCAGCTGCTCGCACCGAGGAACTGGTTCAGGAAGCACTGGCAGCTTTCAAGGTATATTCTGGAGATTCAGATGCTGAGCTATGACGAACTCAGCCACCTACACACATTCGAAGAACGTCTCGAGTATCTCTCACTCAATGGAGCATTTTTCGGCGAGACCTTCGGTGGATCTAGGTGGTTGAATCAGAGTTTCTACCAAAGCGATATTTGGCGAGAGGCTCGCACCCAAGTTATCGCGAGAGATCTTGGATGCGATCTCGGCCTCGAGGGTTACGAGATTCACGACGGCATTGTCGTGCATCACATTAATCCCTTAACGCCTAGTCAGTGTGAGAATTTCGACCCATGTATGTGGGACACCAACAATCTCATATGTGTCAGTCGAGATACTCATAATGCAATCCACTACGGAACCAAGGCGTTGGCACTCGACGACTTCGATCCAAGATCACCTGGCGATACAAAACTATGGTAGGAGGCTAAATGTCGATTCTACATGACACAAAGACCTACCTCGGGTTGATGGAGGATGACACTTCATTTGACAGCGAAGTTAAGGATGCCATTGACAATGCTTTGGCAACTGCGACTCAGCTAAATCGCGAAGTTGGCAACTTATCGTCCGAGGCAGATTACCCCGCTACGACTCTTGGACGGATTCTACGTCAGTATGTGAACTTCTCAGTTCGACTGATGTTCGATCCACCGCAGACCTCATTCGCTATCAAGGCAGTCGAGTCTTTGCAGAAAGAGGCGGAGTGGCGACTGACCATTCAATGATGGGAGAAAACCATGAGCGAAGAAACTCTGTCTCACTACGGTGTCCTCGGCATGAAGTGGGGCGTCCGTAAGAAGACGGAAAGTTCCGGCGGAGTCGGACTTCGGTCCGTCGAAGAGAAGAAGAAGATTGGTGAAGCCGTCAATGCTGAGGCATTCCGAAAGGAACGAGCCAAGGCCGAGAAGGCTGCCGAGAAGGAACGCAAGAAGGCTGAGTCCAATCTCAAGAAGGCTGCCAAGGCAGCAGCTTCTGCAGCCAAGAAGGCTGCTTCCGGGGCCAAGAAGGCGGCTAAGTCTGCTTCTGAGAAGCACTCTGCTAACAAGGCCGAGCGAGCCAAGAAGGCTGCTGAACGGGCCCGTAAGAAGCTCGAGAACCAGAAGCTGAAGGAGGCTCGCAAGGCTGAAGCTGATCGTAAGAAGAAGCAGAAGGAAGCCGAGCGCGCTGAGAAGAAGCGAATCGCTGACGAGAAGAAGGCGGCCAAGGAAGCTGAGAAGAAGCAGAAGGAGCTCGAGAAGCAAAAGGTTCCCAAGGGAGGCATTCCAGCCGACCTTCGGAAGGAAGCTCCTCGACGTCTTTCATCCACAGATCTCATTGAGCAGAACAAGCGACTCAACCTCGAGAAGCAGAACTACGAACTCAAGGAGAAGCTCAAGGAGTACGAGAGTCAAAATAGGAGTGCTCTTGCCAAGACGGCCGATCTCTTTGTCGACGAGGCTCGAAAGAACCTGACGAAGTATGCGGCCAGGACGGCAACTGACATGCTCACAGCAGCTCTCGATTCCAAACTCAAGGGTACGGAGTACGAGGGCGTCGCCAAGATGGCTAAGGAGTCCTTCAACCTCGACGCAATCCTGAAGAACGCAACCGGTAAGAAGTAGGTATGGCGCTATCTAACACCGCTACGCCTAAGTATTACGCCCAGTTCCGCGAAAAAGTTCTTGCTGGCGAGATTCCAGTATCGCACACCATCGAGATGGAGATGAATCGGATTGACGACTTGATCGCCAACCCGAGGTACTTCTACGACGATGGTGCTATTGATGGTTTTATCGCTTTCTGTGAAAACGAGATGACCCTTGTCGATGGCGGCGATCTAACTCTGCTGGATTCGTTCAAGCTATGGGCCGAATCACTCCTTTCGTGGTTCTACTTCGAGAAAGTTACAAAGTTCGTTCCCGACGAGACTGGTCACAACGGTCGATACGTTCAGGTCGACGTTAAGAGACGCTTGGTTAACAAGCAATACCTTATCGTCGCACGAGGTGCCGCAAAGTCCATGTATATGGCCTTCATCCACGCCTACTTCCTGACTATCGACCCTACTACAACTCACCAAATCGCCACGGCTCCCACCATGCCTCAGGCCGAAGAAACGCTGTCCCCATTCAAGACAGCTATCACACGCAGTCGAGGGCCTCTGTTCAAGTTCCTGTCGGCGGGGACTGTTCACGCAACAGTCGGAGCCAAGGCGAATCGATCTCTACTCTGTCCAACCAAGAAGGGAATCGAGAACTTCTCGACAAATTCCCTCCTTGAGGTTCGTCCCATGAACGTCGACAAGCTTCAGGGCTTGAGATCTAAGGTGAACACGATCGATGAATGGCTGTCTGGCGATGTTCGTCAGAACGTCATCTCTGCTCTCGAGCAGGGTGCGTCGAAACTCAATGACTGGGTTATCGTTGCTGTATCATCCGAAGGTACGGTCCGAAATGGCGTTGGGGATTCCATCAAAATGGAATTACTTTCGATCCTTAAGGGCGAGTACTACGATCCGCACTCGTCGATCTGGTATTATCGACTGGACGACGTGGCTGAGGTTGGGGATCCAAACATGTGGGTGAAAGCCCAGCCCAACCTTGGCAAGACCGTATCTTACGATACATACCAACGAGATGTCGCTAGGGCTGAGAATGTCCCCTCCGCGAGGAATGACATTCTGGCAAAACGATTTGGCATCCCGTGTGAGGGATACACCTACTTCTTCAAGTACGAAGAAACGATTCCCCACAACCCACGAGAGTTCTGGCAAATGCCATGCGCCATGGGTGCGGACCTTTCTCAGGGTGACGACTTCTGTGCGTTCACGTTCTTGTTCCCATTGTCCACTGGTGACTTCGGGGTAAAGACGCGAGCGTACATCACTACGCGTACGTTCGACAAGCTTCCGGCTGCTGGACGAGCAAAGTATGAGTCATTCATCCGAGAAGGTTCTCTCCAGGTCATGGATGGAACAATCCTGGACATGATCGAAGTCTACAACGATCTCGACGAATACATCTTGAGATCGGAATACGACGTTCGAGCATTTGGGTATGATCCATACAACGCTAGAGAGTTCGTTGAAAGATGGACAACCGACAACGGACCGTATGGCATCCACAAAGTCATTCAGGGCGCACGAACCGAGTCTGTTCCGCTTGGTGAACTCAAGAGCTTGGCCGAAGACCGAAGACTTATCTTCGATCAAGAGCTATTCTCATGGGCAATGGGTAATACCATCACCCTTGAGGATACCAACGGTAACCGCAAGATCTTGAAGAAACGAATGGATCTCAAGATCGACTCAGTCGCGGCTCTTATGGATGCATGGGTCGCATACAAACAGCAACTCGACGACTTCAACTAACGAGAGGAGGTAATATGGGTATTATGTCACGGCTGGCTCGGGCATGGAATGTGTTCGCGCACGATCGCCCCGATCGTTACAAGAATAGTAACTACAGTGAATACCGACCGAGCTACCGTTCTATCGGATCTACAAACCTTGTCCAAACGCTATACAACAAGATTGCGCTGGACGTTGCGAACACTCCGATTCGCCATGTGAAGGTAGATCAAAATGGTAGGTATGACAGTGAGAAGGACTCATCTCTGAATGAATGCTTGTCTCTGATGGCCAACATCGATCAGACATCAAATGCTCTAATTTACGAGCTTGTCTACACGATGCTAGAAACCGGTAGCGCAGCTCTGGTTCCGGTCGACACAGACACCGCTCTGAATGAGGAAGGGTCGTTCGACGTCCTTTCCCTCCGTGTTGGACGAATCGAGAGTTGGTATACTGACTCGGTCGATGTGAATCTGTATAACGATCGTAGCGGTAATCGAGAAACAATTCGTATCTCGAAGAACTCTGCTGCTATCGTATACAGTCCGCTCTACGATGTTACTGCTAGTAACAGCTCCTTGGCTAACCGTCTTGCACGAAAGCTCGACGCGCTTGATGCTATCGACAATTCTGCTCTAGGCAAGAAGTTGGATCTGATTATTCAGCTTCCATACTCGGTTCGAGGCGAACTTCGACAGCAGCAAGCCGAGACCCGACGTGAAGCCATTGAACAGCAGCTCCGAAATTCGGAGATCGGCGTCGCATACGTCGACGGAGCCGAGAAGATCACGCAGCTCAACCGTCCAGTTGAGAACAATCTGCTTGATCAGGTTAAGTACCTTTCGGAACAGCTTTACAATGCTCTAGGTTTCACTGAGAGCGTGTTCAATGGAACGGCGGATGCCGAGACCAACCTGTCTTACTACAACCGGACGGTCAAGCCGATTCTCGATACAATTACAAAGTCGGCAACCATGGTTTTCTTGACCAAGACCGCTCGATCTCAGGGTCAGAGGATCATCTACGTGAGAGACCCGTTCGCGGCGACCTCGCTTGACAGTATTGCATCGATGGCTCAGACGTTCATTACCAACCAGGTTATGACGCCGAATGAGATCAGGTCGATCATCGGCTTGCCGCAATCCACCGATCCCAAGGCGGATCAGTTGGCCAATCCGTATACGTCATCCGCAAATGCGGATCAACGGTCAAACAACGACCAGGAGGTTCAAAATGGCAGCGCCTAATGACGTCGCCGACTTCGACGGGTGGGCAACCGTCGCAGGCATCAAGTGCTCCGATGGGCGAGTTATCTCTCATCACGCATTTGAACAGAACGATGGGGCTGTCGTCCCTCTCGTCTGGCAGCACGGTCACGACAATGTGACTAATGTTCTCGGGCACGCCCAGCTCGAGAAGAAGGCTGAGGGTGTTTACGCCTATGGGTTCTTCAACGGATCTCAGCAGGCTGAACATGCTCGCGAACTGATTGAACACGGTGACGTTACCGCCATGTCGATCTTCGCGAACAACCTTAAGCAGGACGGCAATGTTGTCAAGCACGGCAACATTGTCGAGGTGTCGCTCGTCCTTAAGGGCGCTAACCCCAAGGCGACAATCGAGAACGTCACCATGGCTCACTCTGATAACGAGGGCTACTCCGCGATCATCAAAATGGGTGACGGAGACGTGTCTCACGAAGACTTCGAGGGCTCCGAGGAATCGGACTCCGAAGATGAGTCCTCTGACGAGGACAAGACCATCGGTGAGATCCTTTCCACGCTCACCGAAGAGCAGCTTGAGGCCGTCAATTACCTCATTGCTGCAGCCATCGATGGGGAGTCTGAAGACTCCGAAGAGACCAACGAAGAAACTGAGGAAGATATGAAGCACAATGTCTTTGAGGGCGACAAGACCTCTGAGAACACCCTGTCTCACGCGGCCTTCGCTGAGCTGGTTGAGACGGCCAAGCGAAACAACACCACCCTTCTCGACGAGCTGAAGCACGCCGATTACGGTATTGAGAACATCGGTTACCTCTTCCCGGATGCTAAGAGCATCACGGATGAGCCCATTACTCTCGACCGTGATCAGTCTTGGGTTTCTGTCGTCATGAACGGAACCAAGCATTCTCCCTTCGCCCGTATCAAGTCGATCCTCGCGGACATCCGTGACGACAAGGCCCGAGCCAAGGGTTACGCCAAGAAGGCCCAGAAGAAGACCGAAGAGGTCATCAAGCTTCTGACCCGTACGACGTCTCCCACGACGATCTACAAGAAGCAGAAGCTCGATCGCGACGACATCGTCGATATTACCGACTTCAACGTCGTTTCTTGGCTCAAGAACGAGATGAAGGGTAAGCTCAACGAGGAAATCGCTCGCGCTATCCTTATCGGCGATGGACGTACGATTACGGATCCTGACCATGTTGACGACGAGGCCATTCGTCCGATCCTGAAGGAGAACGACCTCTATGCGATCCACAAGACACTCGAGTCCAACACCACGGATGAGACTCTTGTGGATGACATCGTCCTGGCATCGGCCGAGCTTGAGGGCTCCGGCTCTCCGACGCTCTTTATTGCGAAGAAGCGCCTGGTCAAGATGCTTCTCCTGAAGGACAAGAACGGTCGTCGCCTGTATGAGACCGAGGCGTCCCTTGCGAGCGCTCTTGGCGTGTCCAAGATCGTCACCATCCCTCAGTTTGAGGGTCTGGAGCACGAGATCAAGGGCGTCACCCACGAGCTTCTGGCTATCGTGGTCGACCTGCGCGACTACACCATTGGTTCGAACGCCGGCGCGGAGCTCGGTATGGCCGAGTCCTTCGACATCGACTTCAACCAGTACAAGTACCTGATGGAGACCCGTCTTTCGGGCTCTCTGACGGCACCGTACTCGGCTCTGACGATCTCGCGCAAGAAGGCGTGATCTTATGTCGAGGTTTAGCGGTAAGCTAGGCTTCGTGATGACGCGTGAGACGGAGGAAGGTGTTTGGCTCGAAGACGTTGTCGAAATCCCGGCTAAGGGTACTATTCGTAGTCTCTATGTCAGGAACGACAACTCGTCCTCTGTCAACACCAACCTCCGTCTCACCAACGAGATCAGTATCTTGATGGACACCAAGATCAAGATGTACCACGAGACTCTGAAATACGTTGTATGGAAGGGTTCAAAATGGGAGGTACAGTCTATCGGCGTGAACTATCCACGGCTGACCATCAATCTAGGCGGTCTGTATGCGCACGTATAAAGGCATCCTACATCTGCTTCAGCAAGCGGTTCGACACAACCGGGTATATTTTCAACCTCCAGAGAACCTGAAGATTGAATACCCCGCAGTCGTTTTCCACTTGTCGAAGATAGAAATTGACCGTGCTTCCGATGTTCCATACAAGGGTGCAAAGGAATACTCGGTCACTCTCATCACCAAGGATCCAGAGCCAGACGTGATCGACGAAATCCTCAAGATCCCGTATTCGTCTTTGGATACGACATACATTTCGGACGGAATGAACCATTTCGTCTTCACGGTTTACCTTTAAGGAGGGTATCCTATGGCACAGATCAAGTGGGACGAAGAGGGCTCCCATCTATATCACACTGGCGTTAACAAGGGTGTTCTGTTCCCCTTCGATAACACTCAGAACCGCTACGGCACGGGTGTTGCCTGGAACGGTCTGAAGACTGTCACGGAGACTCCGGAGGGCGACGAGTCCTCGGACATCTACGCTGACAACCTGAAGTACCTGACCCTGATGTCGGCTCCGTCGTTCAAGTTCACGATCGAAGCCTACACCTACCCGGATGAGTTCGCCATCTGTGATGGTACCACTCAGCTGGTTAAGGGTGTCAACCTTGGTCAGCAGCCGCGTACGCGCTTCGCGTTCTCTTACTGCACGAAGCTGGGTAACGACACCAAGGGTGATGCTTACGGCGAACTGCTGCACATCATCTACGGTGCTACCGCAGCTCCGTCCGAGCGTGCGTACAACACCGTCTCTGACTCCCCCGAGGCGATCTCGTTCTCCTGGGAGTGCTCGACCGTTCCGGTCCAGGTGGACGGTTTCCAGCCGGTCTCCGTCATCACGGTCGATTCGTCCAAGCTCGACGCGGCGAAGTACAAGAAGCTCACTGACAAGCTGTATGGCATTGGCGGTGCTGGTGGTACTGCCACTCCGACGCTGGTCATGCCTAACGAGCTGCGTACTCTTCTGGCGTGATCTCTCTCACGCTTGAGTTTGGGGGAGAGGAGCGGTTTGACGAGCGTAGTAATACGTTTGTTACGCTGGAGCCGTTTACAATTACTCTTACGCATACCCTGTCTGCGGTGGCTGAGTGGGAATCCGTCTACAAGCGGTCATTCCTGGAAACCCCTCCACAGACTGGCGAAGAGTTAGTGTACTACATCCAGTGTATGTCGGACCGCCCTCTCCCTCGAGATTTCGTCAAGCGGCTCGACCAATCCGTTCAGGTCAAAATAGCAGACTATTTGTCTGACAATGCTACGGCGACAGTTCTATGGAATCCGCCTTCAAATGGGGGTCCGCGAGATACCATGACCAGCGAACTAATCTACTGGTACATGACTCAGCTGGGCATCCCATTTGAGGCCGACAAGTGGAACTTGAATCGGCTATTGACGCTAATTCGTCTCGCCGCGGCCAAGCAGAACAGCCAAAAGCCGGATGCTAGGGCTTCGGCAGCTCAGCGTGCGGCGATGAACCAAGCCCGTAGGGCTAGAACAGGGAGTAGAGGATGATTGACATTCCTGCTGACGCACAGGTCCCGCCGGGGCCGGATCCGCATGAAGACCGAGATCGCGCGATTTACGAAGGGAAGTAAGGTATGAGTAAGATCGACGACGTTATGTCGCATGCCACTTACCGCCTCGGCTACTACGCTCCGGACGATCCTGAGCCAGGCTCTGAGGCTGGCCGATGGCTCGCTAAGAGTATGAACCAGCCTTGGCTTGCTGGCCCATCTGAAGACATCTGGTGGTGCATGGCATTCGTCAGTATGTGTTTTGACATGGCTGGCGAGATCGACGCAATCGGTGGCTACAGCTACAACACCGACGTCACTAAGTCTCGAATGGACAAGGTTGACATCGAAGACGCGCAGCGCGGCGACGTTGTGCTCTTCGATTGGGACCGCGATGGCCTGACTGACCATGTCGGTATTGTCGAGGCAAACCTCGGCGACGGCTGGCTTCAGACGATTGAGGGTAACACTTCTCCCTCGAACGCAGGCTCTCAGTCCGCTGGTAATGGCGTCTATCGCCGTCAGCGCTCCTTCGGAATCGATTGCGTTCTTCGTCCCAAGTGGTCGGATGCAGATGCCGAGGAAGATTCAGACGGTGCAGATAGCCTGACAGACAAGTGGTGGGGCAAGGCTACGACCTACGCTCTCCAGGCGTCCATGGGTCTTCCGGCTAACGGATGGATCGAAGACCAGGACGAAGACAACGAAGAGTATTTCGAGCGGACTGGTACTGGCTGGGATTGGGTCGAAGACCCACATGACGGTTCGGACACCATCGCAGAGCTTCAGCGTCGTTTCGACATTGAGGCGGACGGTATCGCCGGACCCGACACTGTGTCTGCACTCCAGCAGCACCTGCGAAATCGCGGACACGAGCTCGACGTCGATGGCTATTGCGGCTACCGCACTGTCGAGTGTCTCCAGTATGAGCTGGTCAACGGCACGCTCTGGGGCTGACTAAGAAAGGAGGGCCGTCATGATCGAGATGAAGTTTGATGCTGACTTCGACATGTCAAAATGGTTGACACAAGTCAAGAACAAGAAGCTTCGCGACGTGCTGGCAACAGCCGGCACTCGAGGCGTGGCGGCCCTCCGGGCCAATACCCCGGTCGGTACAGGGAAGACTGCTGCTTCATGGCAGTACAAAGTCAAGCAGACCAAGCGAGGTATTAAGATCGTTTGGTATAACACTAACATCGTGTCCAAGGTTCCCATTGCGATCATCTTGCAATACGGACACGGGACACGTCAAGGTGGCTACGTCCAGGGTAAAGACTACATCAACCCTGCGATGAAGCCTATATTCGACGAGATTGACCGAATGGTTGGGAGGGCCATCAATGGGTAAGAGTATTGAGAATAAGGTCGTCTCCCTGGAGCTCGACGATTCGAAGTTCACAAGCCGCGTTGACGGCGTTCTCCGTAATGTCGATCGCCTGAAGTCTGGAATGAACTTCAAGCAGTCGACCGATGGTCTCGACAATGTTGGTAAGGCGGCCCAGGATGCTTCTAAGCAGATGGGCGGAATCTCCGACAGCGTCAAGAACATCAATACATCTGTCGTCAACAATTCGACGACCGCTGCCGCTGCTACAGCTAATGTTGGTGCGGCTGCAAAGATTTCGTCGACTAATTTTTCCATGCTTGCCGGTGCCGCATCGGTGGCCATGGGTAACATCGCGTCCAAGGCCCTTATGGCTGGCGGATCGGTGCTTTCCTCGTTCACGTTCGGGCCTATCATGGACGGTTTCCGAGAATACGAGAACCAGCTTAACGCGGTTCAGACTATTCAGGCTAACACGTTCAGCAAGGGTGAGACCACTGCGACGATCAACGCAGCTCTCGACGAATTGAACGCTTACGCGGACCGAACCATCTACTCGTTCACCGAGATGACACGCAATATCGGTATGTTCACATCTGCGGGTGTCGGGCTGAAGGATTCGGTTGCCGCGATTAAGGGTCTGTCGAACGTCGCAGCAATGTCTGGCTCATCTTCTGAGCAAGCCGCAACGGCAATGTATCAGCTGTCGCAGGCACTTTCGACAGGCTCTGTAAAACTACAAGACTGGAACTCTATCGTGAACGCCGGTATGGGCGGCGAACAGTTCCAGGAAGCCTTGAAGCGTACCGCGCGAACCTACGGCGTCGAAGTCGACAAGATGATCGACAAGGCCGGCTCGTTCCGCAACTCGCTTAAGGACGGATGGCTCACATCCGAGATCATGATCGAGACTCTAACCCAGTACACGGGTGATCTGTCTCGAGAACAGCTGCTGAGCGCTGGTTACACGGAGCAACAAGCCGACGAAATCATGAAGTTGGCAGAAACTGCTAACGATGCTGCGACGAAGGTCAAGACTTTCTCGCAGCTGATCGACACGACGGCCGAAGCTCTTGGTTCGGGATGGGCTTCCATCTTCCGAACGATCTTCGGCGACTTCGAGCGAGCCCGCACCATGTGGACCGCTGTGTCCGACGTAGTGAACGGAGGCATCGGAACTTTCTTCGATGCGCTTCAGGGCATTCTTGACCGCTGGGATGAACTCGGTGGTTGGGAGGAATGGTGGTATGGTCTCGGTGAACTCTGGACCGCTATTGCCAAGCCACTCAAGTCCATCGGCGAAGGGTTCTTCAGCGCGTTCCAGGGGGACGCCGGCAAGGCTCTGTACGATTTCTCGTACTACTTCCGCCATTCGATCGCCCAGTGGTTGATGATGTCCGATGACTTCGCCAACAACCTTGGCAAGGTCTTCAAAATGGCAGGCGAATTGCTCTCGCCAGTTCTTGAGGTCCTCGTAGGGTTCGCATCAGCGATTGTCCAGATTGGTGTGGCAGCGTTTAAGATCGGCATGATCCTAGCTGGCATCTTCATCAAGCCGATGATCCTTATCGCAGCTAAGGTCGGGGACATCGTCTCTGTATTCGGCGACTGGTTCGGTCAGATGCTTGGCGGAACTGACATCCTGGGAGGCCTTTCTAAGGTTCTCGACTGGATTGTTGACAAGTTCCAGAAGCTTGCTGACTGGATGTACGCAATCGCGGATGTCACAATCACGCCGATCTTCGACGGACTTAAGGTCGTCATTGAGGCAGTGCTCAAGCCGCTCGGTGAATTCATCGAGACGATCAAGAAGGCGACATACAACGTCTTCAAGCCCTTCGGCGACGCGATTTCGAACGTCTTTGGCGCGATCTTTGGCTTTGCCTCTGGAACCGGCGGTCCGATGGAGAAGATCAAGTCCGTATTCGGCGGGTTCGGTACAGGGTTCCTCGAGAACATGACCAAGCTCGCAGATGCTATCGGACCCAAGTGGTCTGAGAAGGTCAAGGCTTTCTCGGATTCGATCCTTCCGATCAGCGAGACCATCGGCAAGCACCTTGGCGGAGCTGTCGAGAGCGCCGGTAAGGGGATCAAGAAGTTCTGGGACGATGCGTCGCCTAGGATGGCCGAAGCTTGGTCTGAATCGACTAAGCGGATGAAGGACTCGATCTCCGGGGTCGGTAAGGCCTTCGGCCGAGCCGGCGATACCATCGCCAAGACGTTTGCTCCACAAGTGCAGGCAGTCAAGGATTTCGGTAAGGCTCTCGGAGACATCTTCGCCCACATCGGCGACCACCTTGACAACAACACATTCCTGTCGTCAATCGGCGATAGCTTCAAGAACATGATGAAAGCCTTCGGTCCATTCGGATCTCTCATCAATGGCATCATCGATCTGTTCGGGAAGCTTGGGGACCTGACCAAGTCCATATTTGGCGGGTTCAGCGATGAGGCGGATGGTGCAGCAGGTGGTCTGTCCACCTTCGGGAAGGCAGCCTCTGATACATTCGACACTCTCGGTGTCGTCGGCGGGGCCATCTACACTGCAGCTACTGGCATTGTTGAATTCTGTTCGTCGGTTGTTGAAGCCATTGCGAACCTGATCGACTGGCTCACCAAGGGTATTGATAATATCAAGAAGTTCGCTTCTGAATCTCAGGCATTCGACTCATTCAAGAAGAACGTAGGCAAGGCATTTGATAACGCCGGATCGATGATCCAGACTTTCTGGTCGGGTCTTGGATCCAGTCTCAAGGACCTGTCGATCTCTGATCTCTTGAGCGGAATCCTGCTCGGCGGCGGCCTTGGTATGGGCTTCAAGACCCTTCAGACAATGCTGGGTCAGTTCACGAAGGTCACTGATTCGTTCAGCGGAATGTTCGACAAGTTCGGCAAGATTGGCGACTCGATTTCCGGAGTCTTCAACTCTCTGACGAGTGCTCTGAAGTCCATGCAGGAAGTCATTAAGGCTAAGGCTCTTCGCGAAATTGCGATTAGTGTTGCTATTCTGGCTGGTTCGCTGTTCATCCTTGCAATGGTCCCCGCTGGTCGGCTTATTCAGGGTGCGATAGCGATTGGAGTCTTGACCAAGATCCTTCTTATCGCTCTTACTCAGATCAGCGAGCTGAAAATCGACAAGGCTAAGATTGGCGGCGTGATTGGCGCGGTTATGGCACTGTCGATCGCCATCCTGTTGATGTCAATCTCGGTCGCCATCCTCGGCTCTATGAAGTTGAGCACTGTCGCACAGGGTATCGGGGCTGTCATGGTACTGGTGCTTGGTATGACGACGGCCGCAAAACTCCTGTCCAAGGATTCAAAGACTATGATCCAGGGTGTCGGAACCATGATTCTCATGGCGGCTGCGATTAACATGCTCACAATCCCGATTATCGCGCTGGGGCTGCTCCCCATCAAGGTAATCGCCCAGGGAGTCATCGCTGTCGGAGTTCTTATGGGAATTCTGGCCGGCTTCGTTCTTCTGATGAACAAGGCCGCTGGTGATTTCGGCAAAATGGCAGCCATTTCGCTAATGATGATCTCGTTCGCGTTCTCGATTCAGATGCTCGTAGCCGCTATCGCGGTAATGGGTTACATGGACATGACTAAACTATTCCAAGGTATAGTTGGCTTGTCGGCAGTAATCCTGCTTCTCGTAGCTATCGCAAACCTTATGCCGCCGACCGCCATTGTTGGAGCAGGAGCGTTGATTCTAACTGCAATTGCAATGAACATTGCCGTCGGGGCGATCGTACAGATTGCGGACCACAGCTGGGGAGAGATTCTCAACTCGATCGGTAAGCTGCTTCTCGTCGTCGGGGTGATTGTTGCTGTGGCCTACGCAGCTCAAGGTGCTATCGTTGGTGTCGCAGCCATTGCGGTTCTGTCATTTGCAATCGGCATGTTCTTCTCTGCGTTGATGTCGGGTGCCGGTCTAAGTTGGGAACAACTTGCTATCGGTTTGGTTGCACTAGCAGGAGGCCTCGCCATTCTGATTGCCGCGGGATATCTTGCTATTGGAGCTGCCCCCGGTCTTATTGTCCTGGCGGTTGCTATTGGCGTGCTCGGTCTAGTAGTGATGGGCATCATAGGCGGCATCATCATTCTGGTTGCGATCCTCACTACGTTTATCTCGGTCGTCGCCATGGCGGGACCGACTATCGGCGCGGGTATCGTCGCGATTGCTGCTGGTATTGCTGCTGCGGCGGCGATTATTGCAGCTGCTGCTCCAGCAATCCAGGCGGCGCTAATCGGTGTCTTCACCGCGTTTGAGAATGCTGCACCGGCAATGGGTAACGCCGTCACGGCTCTGATTCGGTCGCTCACCCCGGCTGTGAATGAATTGATTATCTTGGCTGGTGTTGCCATTAGGCAGTTCATCAGTCAGATTTATCAAATCATCAAGCAGAAGATGCCTGAACTCGTTCAGATCGTTACACTCACGATCGCCGGTATTCTGCAGGCTCTTCGTAATATCTGGCCTGAGTTCTTGAAAACGCTCCTTGATATGTTGGGGCAGTTCTTCTTGGCGATTGGCGAGAACATCCCCAAGTTCTCTGCGGCGTTCCAATTGATTCTGACTGGATTTATCGATCTGATCAAGACGAATGTCCCACTGATTGTCGAGGCATTCTTGTCACTGATACAAGCTATGCTCGATGGCCTTGCGACTAAGATCCCTGATCTGATGAAGTCTGGTGCGAACCTTATCGCGGCGATGATTAATGGTATTGCCGCACAACAGGTGATCATTATCAACGCCGCATGGGATGCTGTCATTACGTTCATCAATGGATTTGCTGATGCAATTGATCAGAAGGGACCGGAGCTTCAAGCCGCGGTCAACAAGCTGATTAAGGCCATCGTCAATTTCATTAAGAATGGTTTGACTGGTATGGCCAATACATTCGCACCGCACGCAAGTTCCATCGGTCGAAACATCATCAACGGTGTTATCAACGGCGTGTCTGGCGCTGCCGGTTCCCTTTACAACAAACTCAGCAACGTTGCCTCGAGTGCTCTTAGCTCGTTTAAGCGTACTCTTGGTATTCACTCGCCTTCGCGTGTATTCGCGACTGCGGCTGGATTCATCGTTGCGGGTATTGTTCAGGGCATCGACAAGAACCAGTCTGACGCGGTCGATGCGATGTCTGGCCTTGGCGATGACATGGTGAATGCCATGAGCAACCTGGATACCGATTGGAATCCGGTAATCAAGCCGACTGTTGACCTCTCTGAGGTGAATGGTCTGCAAGATCTCACGATGAATGATCTGCATGCGAATGTTGTCGGGGCATCAGTTCAAAATGGCAGCCAAACAGCGCAGGAGATTCGAGCTCTTCGAGACGAACTGCGCAACAACCAGAAGCCGATGGTCTTCAACCAGTACAACGAATCACCAAAGGCGCTCGATCTCAACGATCTCTATCGTCAAACAGAGCGCCAACTTGAACGAATGAAGAGGATTTAACCCACATGACATACACAAAGGTTCGAATACTCAACAGTTATGGTTTGGAGTTACCGCTGTATTTGAATCGCGTGAACAGGGGGTGGGTCGCCCAGATCTTAAACGGATCTTTCGGACCGAACAGGGAATACAACTTTACAGGAAACGTCGTTACGTCGATGAGTGAAAAACAGATCGACATCAATATGCGTCTGACGCCTGCTGTCCCTATTCCAGAGCGACCCGCCAGGTACTTCCTCGACTACCTTTCGTCTAAGAGGATTTCCCGAGTTGAACTCACGGACCCATCCGTTATCGTTCCGAACGTTAACTACAAGCCAAACGAAACGACGACGTATACCAAACCGACTCTCTCGTTTGGCACTGTCTCGCCGTTTGACCAATCCTGTGTTATTCGAGAACTTAAGTATAACTATACGGAATCTCCAGCGACTATCGAATTTACAATTTCGACAAAACTGCCCGTTATGTATGGCGATACGTTCACACTGTACATGGGATTGGGGAACCAGAATTGGACCCAAGCCAAGTCTGATATTATTTCGACGATCCAATCGATTGCTCCACAAATTGGGCCAGTTGATATCCGCGAACTACGATTGTCTCTACCAGCCATCGGAACTGCAAAATACAGAATTTTTAACGGCGATATGGACATGTTCGCGGCCTTACTACAAGGCAACTCGTCCAGTAACCCAGGGGTATTCTCGATGTACGGTCTAATCGATGGAACTCGACGCTTTAGTATCACGGGTGGATACGATGCTAACGCGGCTGCGTGTTATGCGTATGAATCATATCCATCTTTCGACATTAGGAGTTTGATATCTTGGTTGAATAACCTTAAGGAACCACCCAAGATCCCACTCGATGGCACGGGCAATGGTTATTGTAAGCTAGAAATGGTTGCGGCCAGAAAGAATCTTTAACTATGCCAAATGTTGTTCAAGTACTCGGCGGAAAATCGATGGGTACGTTTTCAACAATTCCCGTCTTCGATACGTTGATTAAGGAGTCTCTGTATACTGCTTCGATGACGTTTAGATGCAAGGGAATATTTCCGTATACTCCGGGAACGGTTGTGTGCTGCTTCGGAGCCACGCCGACTCCGTTCATTGCCGAAGAGATATCATACGAGTCTCAAGGTATTAGCGAGGTTCGTTGTATCTCCGTTTGGGAATTGTTGAAACGACGCAACAAGGCCGGGTCGTACGAGAATTTATACCCAAGCACATTCCAACCGCTTGCGCTCTTTAAAGGTTTTTTGGACGTTATAAATAAAGATCCAAACCGTTGGTTTGTGTTTTGGTTGAGGGGCTCGATACCATCAAATGTCGCGTCGTATACGGATAAGTTTGACCCTTCGACAAGCATATACGATGATATGTACAACGCGGCGTTGTACAATCAATTATATTTCTCATCCAGTATTTCCGTCACCGACGGTAACTATAACAATCTGGATATCACGCTGTATGCTAAGTCGCTGAACGACGTAACGGATATTGTGAATCTAGGTCCTCTAGATTCGGTAACATCTAGAGTGACTAGACGACTCCCGTCGGCACCCACACATTGGTATATTGGGAAAACCAGTGACTATGGTATGTGGAAAATGGCCTCGAGAGGTCGTATTCACACATGGTATGAGAATCGCCCTTACATGCAAAATACGACCGATTGGAAGGGTGCGTATCGATACGAATCCGGCGTTTCGGGCAGTAACGATCGTGAGTGGGGACAGACTACCGAAGAAATTCGATGTGAGCCGCTTAAGTCGGTTGTTGTCGAAATCGACGAAATTCAGTCACAACGCTTTTTCGACCTACCAATCGGACGGCCGATCTCGGCAACAATTATGAACGTCATGTTCACGGGATACGTTGTCGAGAGGACTGTAAGCGGCGGTGATCTTACAACATATTCGATCAAGATCCAACCTGATCGATTCTACGAAAATGGCGAGGAGGTAACCGATAAGTGGATTTGACAAAGCTCGCCGAAATGGCGAACCCAGCTGTAACCGCGCTACTCGGTGGCTCCGGCATCTGGGCGTGGGCAAAGACAAAGGCCGATCATAACAATAATGCGGCTAAGCTTCTACTGTCCGTTTCCCGGAATCAGCTCATTACGCTCGGACGTTCATACATCGAGCGCGGATACATCACAATGGACGAGTACGAAGAATACGAAGCCGAGTATCAGATATATTCTGCTCTTGGTGGAAACGGCCTTGCTCGTCGTGTATTCGAACAGGTAGACAAACTACCTATGATGCCTAACGGCATTGACGGAAGGAAGAACTGATGAACAATCAGACATACGATATTCTCAAGCGCGTGGCGCTTATCGTCATCCCGGCACTGGCCACGTTTGTCAATGCGGTCGGGATTGTGTGGGGCGTCCCGTACACCAACGAGGCAACCGCCACGATCACTGCGTTTGGCGTCTTCCTCGGGGCAGCTCTTGGGGTCTCTTCCAAGAACTACGAGCCCGAGACGCACGGCAACCTCGTTGTGACGAAGCATGATGACGTCTACGCGGACTTCGCGGCTGAGCCTGCGAACCTCAAGGACGGTGACACAATCGTCCTGAAGGTGACCAAGCCTGAGGCATAAGAAAAACGTTAGCCATAGTGAGTACTACCCACTCTACACGAAAGGACTCACCATGTCTAACGTCGAACGCCTCTACGAACCTGAGGACCTCGAGAACGAGGTGCTTAACTGGCTCGGTGGAGAGGACCCGTCGACCAGTGAGTACACCACTGCTGTTGGTAACCTCGAACGACTACACAAGCTCGTTAAGGACTCTGACCTTAAAGAGAAGCTTATGCCTTCGTCCGAGACCATTGCCAACGGTGTGGTGTACTTGCTCGGTCTTATGGCGGTCCTCAACTACGAGCAGACCCACGTTCTTGCCTCAAAGGCATTTTCGATGCTGAAGTTCCGTAAGTAGAACTGCTCGAAAGTCTATAACCCTAAAATCTAGGATTATAGACTTTTTTCTTTGGATTATATTTTACGCGGCGAATAATGAGAACTATTCATCCATTTTTGAAAGGATCCATCATGTTCCAGTTCGCATTCAACGTCGCTTACACATTCGCTTTTATCGGAAACATCATTGTTCCGATCTGGGCGATCTTCCTGACGTTTGTTGCCGGATACTTGGCCTTTTCAGATAACTGAATATTTAGACCTATAACCCCTAACACGGGTTATAGGCTTTAACTAACACAAACTTTACACAACTAATAATGAGAACTATCAACCCTCTTTGAAAGGAACCATCATGTTCAACGCCCTGACCATCTTTGTCCTCATCCTCCTCACCCTCTCTTTCGCCTACAACATCTGGCTCGCCTATGTTGCTGACCGTTACGAGACCACCATCAAGAAGGTGGGTGCCTCGTACGTCCGCGCATACCGCGACCTCGCTGAAGGCGAAACCAAGGCTGAGGTGCTGGACACGCTCATGCGTGACATCGATCACGACCTCAATGACTGAACCCCTCAACCCCTATAACCCATACACGGGTTATAGGCTTTCACATATTTTACGCGGCGAATAATGAGAACTATCACCCCTCTTTGAAAGGACCACTCTCATGTCGAAGTACGCTTACTCCTTCGTTGCCGCCGCTACCCTCGCGATTGCAGCACCTGTATTCTACAACCTCGGCAGGATTGAACGCACTGTATTCTACAGCAAGACGTTCAACTACGCCTGCTACGGTAAGAACCAGATGCTCCGCAAGCTCTGCGTGGAGCTCATCAACAAGGACCTGAAGCTCACCATGAGTCTCCCCGACCTTGAAGAAAACTGAACCTCAAAAGCTCTATAACCCCAACACGGGTTATAGGCTTTAGCGCACGTTTTACGCGGCGAATAATGAGAACTAACCCTCTAGAAAGGACACAACCATGTCTACCAAGATCTCTGTCCCCCAGGCTATTGCCGGCGGATTTGCCATCTTCTGTGTCTCCTTCTCCATTGGTGCTAATCTCCAGACGAAGTACCTTCGGTACCTCCTCAAGACCGCCAGCACCTCTGAAGACGGATCCACACAGAAGCTCGCCGCTCGCCTTGTTCACGAGAGCTTGAACCTTAAGTTCACGCCATACGACGAGGAAAAGTAACCTCAACCCTATAACCCCTAACACGGGTTATAGGCTTTGACCTCAAAATAGGAGTCACCATGCATACCTTGTTGATAATACTAGTCGCGATCGCGATGCCGTGTTCCGTATGGTCCGCAATTAACGCTCTCGCGATGATCGCAGAGCGCCAGAAGAACCCCGTCATCGAACTCGTCGAAGAGTATCGCAAAAAGTACTCGAATACTAATGAGAACTAACCACTCAAGAAAGGATCTCACCATGTCCAACTCGAACGAACTCGAAGAGACCACCCCGAAGACTCCTCTCATGGACCGCATTAAGACGGTCGCCGAAAAGAGCGTCCCGGTTGCCAAGGTTGCCGCCTTGTCCTCCGTCGCTATCTTCTTTGGCGCTATGACCATCGCCGGTCTGCGAGCGTCCTCGGACTCCTCCGACGACGAGTGACACCACTCCTCTGAGAACTCTCAACCCTATAACCCCTAACACGGGTTATAGGCTTTAACAGCATATTTTACGCGGTGAATAATGAGAACTAACCACTCCGAAAGGAACTCCCATGTCCACTCGCTACATTGCTCTCGCCCTCACCGCTATCGTCGCCGCATTTGCTGGTCACGTGTTCGGATTCAAGTCTGCAACTGAGTACTACAAGACTCTGTTCAAGACCGCCCACACCTCCAACGATCCCGACGAAGTTGCGAAGGCCGAAAAGACTCTTTGTCGCCAGCTGCACCTCAAGGTACAGTACCCCGACGAGAACTGATCTCACCAACACCTATACACCATACACGGTGTATAGGCTTTATTTGAAAGGAAGCACACCATGACCATGCGAAAGATCTTCAACCTCTCCGAAGTTGACCTCAGCGTTCCCGAAGGATCGCTGATCTCGATCTCGGTTGCTCACTCTGCACCGGTCCGTCCGAATGTCATCGAGACGACTGCTCTTGGGGTCCTCATCAGCAAGTATATTGACGGCAAAGCGATCAAGCCTTTGCGAATCGCGCCGTACAACTACGAAGACATCTACTTCACGGATGGATCCGGCGAACGACTCCTCATCACCAGGGACGAGGCCGACAAGCCTGAGGCAAAGTACGCGATTGTCCCGTTCCGGTTTGTCATGACTGACCGTCGACGCGCATTCGCCAAGAACATCGTCATCGTCGACAACACCGAGCTCCACGATCCGTACATTATTGTCGATTCCCTCGCGGTCGGGTCTGATCCGAACTTCACCCCGATCTCTGCCACGTCCATCCTCGGCCTCGATCTCGCCGAGTACATCCTCAACCTCTGATCATCAATCAACCTCCATATTTTCAAGAAAGAAGCACAACCATGTCTATCAAGAACACCATCAAGCTCGCTCTCGGCTGGATCAAGAACAACCCCCAGATCCTGATCACGGGTCTGGGTATCGCAGCCTCCGTTGCGACCGCCATCACCTCCGGCAAGGCCCACGCCAAGGCCCTCGCCGACGACAACGGCGTGTCCGACAACCTCCTCGACTTCGCGAAGCGCAACTGGATGACCTACATCCCTGCTGCCGCCAGCCTCGGCGTCACGATCTTCGCGATTGTCTCCCTCCACAACGTCACCTACAAGAAGTACCAGGCTCTCGCCGCTGCGTACTCTATTTCTCAGATGAACGTGTCTGAGCTCCGCAAGAACGTGCTCGAGCAGGTCGAGGTCATCAAGAAGGGTGGCAAGCCGGCCGACAAGAAGGCCGCTGAGAAGAAGCTCCCCGAGGGCTCGATGGTCATTTTCGGTGACGAGGAGGTTCTGTGCAAGGACGCCATCACCGGACGTACCTTCCGTTCCACGGCTGAGAAGATCCGTGGCTACTGCAACAACATCTCTGAGGACCTGCTGAACTTCGGCCCCTGCCCTCTGAACGACTTCTACGCTCAGATTCACGTCGGTGAGACCAGTGTCGGCGATGAGCTCGGCTGGGACGGTGGCGTGACTATCAAGCCTGAGTTCCGTCCGGTGCTCCTGCCCTCCGGTTCGCCCGCGATTGAGGTCGCACTGACCCCCGCTCCTCAGCCGAACTGGTTCAAGATCGGTTGAAGAGCTGTGACCAAGGAGAATAAGGTCACTTTCACAGACGAGCCGATCGAGTATTCTGAACCTCCAGAATACTGGCCGAGCACAAAAAACGGGAGTCCTAATGAGAACTAACCCTCAAGAAAGGACCCCTCCCATGTACACCTTCGGAATCATGCTTGGCTTCTTTGGCGTTTGCTGCGCCCTCGATCCCAACCGTGCCCGTAAGAAGGCATACAAGAAATCCCAGAACTGAGACCCCTCGCCCCTATAACCCCTAACACGGGTTATAGGCTTTGTCGGCTTCCTCCTTATTAAGGCCTTCGGCCCGAAGCTTGAGAAGTACATCGAGGAGTACCGCAACCACTTGAACAAGTGACCCTCCCCAAAATTTAACAGTTGGAAGGAAAACATCATGAATCGCACACTCGCATCTATTGGTATTGCCGCAGCTGTTGTCTGCGGATCTGCCACGCCTGCTCTCGCAGCAGATAACCCCATCGACGCCAAGATCACCTACATTTCCTCGGGTAGCTCTCAGGTGTCCTCGCCAGTGACTATCAAGGGCTCTTGGTCCACCAAGAAGCTCGAGGTCGGACAGACCTTCAAGGTCACGTCTGACGCCATCAACTGGGCGTACGACTTCCCGTTCACCCTGAATGACGACACCAAGATCGGCTCCTGCAAGACTGACAAGGGCACTCTCACCTGCACGGTGGACAACGTCCCGGATGCCGTCGCCAACAAGACCGATATTTCCGGTATTTGGTGGACGACTGCACGACTTCGGGAGTCTGTCGTTGGCAAGAAGACGGGCGAGATCTCTATTGAAGGTCGGGCCTGGCCCTTCACCTTCGGCGACAAGGACTGGGATGGCGCCTGCGACAACGACTGCACCGGCGGTCACTACGAGGACGCGAAGCCTGAGAACTCGAAGTGGGGCTGGGTCAATCCCGATGGCTCCACTTCTTGGATGATCACTTGGATCGCCGAGCCTGGTGTTAAGTACAGCGTTCACGACGCGTACACCAAGCTCAGCACCTCAGTCAAGTGCGCTACGGGTGACACTTGGGATCCCAACACGACTGTGTACATTGGCGCAATTCGGGTTAACGATTACACTATCGAGTTCACTGCTCCCGAGGGCGTGAAGACGTGTGTTACCTACACCCCCGAGCCGATGGCTACGCCGGCAGGAGCTAAGACTGCTACTAATGTCGCTGACGTTAACGGCATCAAGCTCGAGCGTACGATTGAGGTCGAGGTCCGCGGTGGGACGACTGGAGATGGAACCACGCCGGCTCCTGCTCCGAGCCCTTCTCCTTCTGTGACGACCCCTGGCACGCCTCAGTCTGGAACGACCACGCCTTCGCCTAAGCCGTCTCCCTCTGAGACGGCCGAAACACCCAAGCCTAGCGAGACCAAGCTCGCTGAGACCGGAACCCACGCAGGATTCCTTGCAGTTCTGGTCCCCCTGATCGCTGCCGTCGGCACGATCGCATACATCGCTTCTCGAAAGGAAGACAACTGACATGCAGTCCATCAAGGTTAAGTACACCAATTTCTTCGGCGAGGAGACGGAGGAGAAGCTCCACTTCCACCTCTCCAAGGCTGAGCTCATGAACATGGAGCTCCAGCGCACTCCGCTTTCTGCCAAGATCGCCCTCATCAACGGCGGCGAGGCTTCCCCCATGGATGCCTACAAGCTGCTTCAGGAATTCGTGGGCGCTGCCTACGGTGAACGCTCTGAGGACGGTACGCGATTCTTCAAGGATGAGCGTGCGACCAAGGCGTTCCTTGCGTCTCCCGCATTCGACGCCCTTCTGGACAAGCTCAGCAACGATCCCAAGTTCTCGAACGGGTTCCTCGCCGGCCTCTTCCCTGACGATATCATGGGTAAGGCCAAGAAGCTGATCGAGGAGCACCCGGATGCCTCCATCGAAGAGCTCCGCAAGATGGCCGAGGCAAACTGATGACGGATATCGTCCCCATCGAACCCACTGAGGTCTCCCTCCCTGGCAACACTGACAAAGCCAAGGAGGGGGCCTCCCCCGAGAAGAAGGTTATCGCCAAAGCTAAGGTCCAGAAGAAGTCTGCCATCAAGGAAGCTCTTCGGACCTTCTTCGCTCAGGATCTCCCCGAGATTGCTGAGCATCTTATTATTGACGTGGCCATCCCGGCTGCTAAGAACGCTATCACCGATATGGTGACGCAAGGTATTCAGCAGCTGCTGTATGGCGAAGTTGACCCTAGGCGTCGTTCTACGTCAGGCTACACGTCATATTCCCGGTCCTCTCATTCGGATAGGAGTCGTGGCTACTACGAATCGCGTCGCACAGAACGTCGCGAACCACGTCAGCCCAAGCCCACGAATGTGGAGGACCTTGTATTCGATACTCGCGGAGACGCTGTTGACGTGATCGAATTCATCGCGGATTCCATCGAACAGTACGGCCAGGTCTCGGTCGCAGATCTGATGTCGTCAGTTGGCATTCAGCCCCGATACACCGATGAGCGCTGGGGTTGGACCACAACTGACGCGTTCGAAATCCGACAGATCAGGGAAGGTTGGCTCGTCTCAGCCGACCGTCCAGAACCCATCAAGTAACATATTTGCTCAGAAAGGAGCACACACAAATGTCTATCACAACCGCTTTCCACACGGGCATGGCTCGCATCTCGAAGCACGCCCCCACCATTCTCTCAGTCACTGCTTCGGTCGGCGTCGTCGCAACCGGCTACCTCGCATGGCAGGCCGGCACTCGGTTTGAGGATTGCGAAGGCCGCGACTGGGACCGTCGCAAGGAATGCATCCGCAACGCAGACCAGATCGCCGATGAGGACGTCCGCAAGATCGAGATGAAGAACCGTATCCTCTTCATCCTTGATACGGCATACACCTGCGCACCTGCTGCGATTGTCGGCGCTACCACCATCGCGACGATCTACTTCTCGAACTCGATTTCGAAGAAGCGTCTCGCTGCCGTTGGCGCGGCGTACACGGTTCTTCAGGCCGCGTTCGATGACTACAAGAAGTCCATGGTCACCGCACTCGGCGAGGAGACCGTCGCGAAGATCACTCGTCCGAAGCTGCCTAACTACGGCAAGACGGCTGAGGAGATCCTCTCTTCGGACAACAAGTCGGATGCTGCAGCTGTCGTCGATGCTGTCCTCGCGTCTATTACGGACCTGTCGCCCTACGCACGCATCATCACTGAGGAGTCTTCGAACTGCTGGGATGATAACGAGGACTACACCTCGGAGACCCTGGCAGCTGTTCAGCTGTGGGCAAACCGTCGACTCGAGCGTAAGGGTCACCTGTTCCTGAACGAGGTCTACGATCAGCTCGGCCTGTCCCGCACTCGTGAGGGTGCCGTGGTCGGCTGGATCAAGAACTCCGAGAACGGTGACAACTACGTCTCGTTCGGAGACTACGATGCGAACACCTACCGAGTCCCGTCTGAAGACTACTCTCGTGTCGACACGAACTTCATTGTCGACTTCAACGTTGACGGAATGATCTGGGACAAGATCTGATATGCACTACACATCCTGGCTTATCAAGCGAGGGTGTCTCGAGAACTACTCGGAGCTTGCTTCGGTGTGGGATGAACTCGATTTCGCGTGGTATATTCCTGAGGACGAAGATAAGGCCATTCAGGCCCTTCGTATGAGGGATGAATACTGCTACGAAACGGGTATGCCCTCGCCGAGGCAAGCTCCGGCTTCGTTCCTTGAGGTCTTCGTGAGCATTACCGATACCCTGACTGCCATGCTGTATCAGGATCGGGAATCGTTCACGAAGTCTATTCTTCTGAACGTGGGCGCTCGTTCATATTCTGACGACGGGCGCCTACCTTCAGAGATCCGTGAGGAGGCTCTGACTATCGCCGAACGTGTGATGTACAGGACCTACTCAAGGAACGGAACTGGCGGACTCTTCCGAATTCCGGGGGTGGATACTCTCGAGATGCCCCTGACCACGCAAATGATCAAGTGGGCCAACTTGTATGATCCGTATCACTAAAAAAGGAGGCCACGGGAGGTGGACTTTTACACAATTGAATCTTCTCCAATGCGCGGTCTACCAGGAGTCATGGAGGCAGCTCCTTGGTTCTTGAATCTCGATTCTAGGGATATAATGATACGAGACGGTGACTTCGTTGCTGTCTGGAACCCAAAAACCGGTCTGTGGTCGAAGAATGAATTCGACGTCATTAGTCTGGTCGATGAGGACGTTCGAAAATTCGTTGAGAATTCGGCGCCTCAGCAAATGATCCCGAAGTTCTGCGCGTCAGAAAGAGATGGTGTCTGGAAACGATATCGTCAGTGGACAAAGAATATGGTCAATACAGATCATCCTCTCGATCGAATGCCTGTGTTTTCAGACACTCCAATCCGTCGAGAAGACCACGTCTCGTATCGGCTCCCATATTCACTAGAGGATGGGGTTCCAGTTAACTGGGCTAAACTCGTTGACACTCTGTACGATCCGTCTGAACGCCAAAAGATCGAATGGAGTATTGGTTCGGTCCTCACAGGTGACTGTCGAAAAATCGACAAGTTTCTGGTCTTCTATGGCGATCCGGGTTCTGGTAAATCAACGATTCTGAACGTGATGCAAATGCTCTTTGGAGACTATAGCGTTGCGTTCGACTCCGAGTCTCTCGCTCAGCGAAGTAACTCTTTTGCTTTGGCATCTTTTGTTAGCGATCCTCTAGTGGCTATTGAACACGACGGCGACTTGAGTCGAATTGAGACGAACACCCGTCTGAATTCGATCATTTCGAACGAGATTCAGCTCATCAACGAGAAGTTCAAGAAGCCGCACTCCATGCGCATCTCGACCATGCTGATTATGGCGTCCAATAACCCGGTCAAGATCACTGATGCAAACTCGGGTATTCCTAGACGTTTGCTTGATGTTTCACCATCGGGAAGGCGTCTATCGATAGACGAATATACTAGCGTCATGGATGGTGTCCATGAGGAACTTGGTATCATCGCTAAGCACTGTATTGATGTGTATCGTAGTCTTGGGCCGAACTATTACCGAAATTACCGATCCCAGACTATGGTTTCGGAAACCAATCCCATCTACAACTTCGTCATGGAGATGTACGAAGATTGGGGGGACGACGACAAAGTCACTCTCGCTAAGGCATATTCGGATTATAAGGATTATGCCTCTGAGACTGGGATCCAATACGTGGTGCCTAGGTATCGATTCAAAACTGAGCTTTCTCGATACTTTCAAGAATTTCGAGACCGGGTCATGGTTGATGGTATATCTTATCGGAGTTTGTTCATAGGTTTTCGCAAAGACAAGTTTGAAAGCTCCGAACTCACTCCGACTGTTGTTAAGAGTGAATCATGGCTCGCCCTGCAACAAGGAACGCCATCTATATTTGACGAGCATTTTGCAGGCTGTAAGGCTCAGCTTTCGTCAAAGAATGGCACGCCTCGAAAAGCCTGGATGTACGTAGATACGGTGTTGCGTGATATCGCACCCATCGACGAACACTATGTACTCATGCCTGAAGAATACGTCTGCATTGATTTTGATCTGAAAGGAGACAATGGTGAAAAAGACCTCAATGCTAATCTTCGCGCTGCTTCTGCTTGGCCTCCGACGTATGCGGAAACGTCGAAAAGCGGCGGCGGCCTCCACCTCATCTATCGATATCCTGTCGATAAAGATACCCTTGCTGAATATTCGCCTGGAATTGAAATCAAACGATTCCGAGGGAACGCGTCTCTTCGGCGACGACTGTCCCTTCACAACGGGCGAGGTATCGAGGATTATCCGGGGGACCTCCCCGCGAAAGCTCCCAAGATGATCAACAAGAAGCACGTCCAGGATGAGAACCACCTCAGGTCTCTCATCGCCAAAGCACTTCGTAAAGAGGTGCACGCAAACACTGCTCCAAACATAGACTTCATCAAGAGCATTCTGGATGAGGCATATAAGTCTGGGATCGCATACGACGTCACGGACGCTCGTAACGCGGTAACCTCTTTCGCGATGTCTTCGACAAATCAGAAGGATAGATGCCTCAAGATGGTCCAGCAGATGCACTTCATGTCTGAGGACAAAGTTGAGGTAGCAGCGGAAGGAAACGGACGCATCGCATTTTACGATGTTGAGGTCTTCCCGAATCTGTTCGTCATCTGCTACAAGATTAGAGGTCAATCCACAGTTCGGTTCCTCGTGAATCCCAGTGCTAAAGCCGTGAAGTCGTTGTTTGATCTTCGGTTGATTGGATTCAACAATCGAAAGTACGACAACCACATTATGTATGCAGCGTCACTCGGATATTCGAATGCAGAGCTCTTCGAGATCTCGCAGAGGATCATCAACAATGAGAAGAACGCAACGTTCCGCGAGGCGTACAACCTCTCCTATACGGATATTTACGACTTCTCGACAAAGAAGCAGTCTCTCAAGAAGTGGGAGATCGAGCTCGGAATCAAGCACCAGGAGAACAACCTGCCTTGGGACCAGCCGGTTCCTGAGAGTCAGTGGGATGACGTCGTCGAATACTGCCAGAACGATGTCGAAGCCACTGAACTGGTGTTTGACCATCTCGCCAGTGACTGGGGCGCTCGCAAGATCCTTGCGGAGCTCTCTGGTCTGAGTGTTAACGACACCACAAACCAGCACACCTGTGCTCTGGTGTTCGGTAAGGAGCGACGACCCGATAAGTCGAAGTTCGTTTACACCGACCTCAGCGAGATGTTCCCGGGATATACCTTTGACAAGTTCAAGGGTTCGTCATACCGAGGTGAAGATCCGGGGGAGGGTGGTTACGTATATTCGGAACCCGGATACTACGAGAATGTCGCCCTCCTCGACGTCGCGTCAATGCACCCGACGTCTATCGAGCAGCTCAACCTATTCGGTCCATATACTCAGCGCTACAGCGAACTCAAGCAAGCTCGCGTGGCGATCAAGCATAAGGACATGGACGCGTTGAATAAGCTCTTCGACGGGCGTCTTGTTGAGATCGCGAAGAACTATGATCTCGACGAGCTCGGTAAGGCGCTGAAGATTCCGATCAATTCCATGTACGGGCTGACGAGCGCCAAATTCGACAACCCCGCATGGGATCCTCGGAATGCCGACAACATCGTCGCGAAGCGAGGGGCTCTGTTTATGATCGACCTCAAGCACTATGTGCAAGAGGAACTCGGTCTGACAGTCGCACACATTAAGACGGACTCCATCAAGATCCCCGGGGCCACTCCTGATGATATTCAGAAGGTGATGGACTTCGGGAAGAGGTATGGGTATGACTTCGAACACGAAGCCACCTACGCCAAGATGTGTCTTGTCAACAAGGCAGTGTATATCGCGAAGTACGCATTCCCTCACGAAGGCAAATGGACAGCTACGGGTAAGCAATTCCAGGAGCCCTATGTGTTCAAGAAGCTCTTCACCAAGGATCCGATCGAATTCGAGGATTACGTCCAGACCAAACAGGTCAAGACCGCGATGTACCTGAAGTTCCCAGATGGGGCCCCGCACTTCGTTGGTAAGGTCGGTGCATTTGTTCCGATCAAACCTGAACGAGGTGGGGCTGAGCTCCTTCGGATGAACAACGAAGGCGAAATCAAAGACGCCGTCGTTGGGACAAAAGGCTATCGCTGGAAAGAAGCCAGCATGGTCCAATTCATGCATCAGGAGCAGGACGTGGATACGTCTTACTCCGAGATGCTCGCCGACGAGGCAAAACAAGCGATCGAACAATTCGTCGATCTCGAAACACTGTGCCGCTGAGAAAGGAAATCATCATGGCATTCAACAACACTCCCTCTGATCTGGTTATCGAAGATGCTCGTCTGCTCTTCACGAACTTTGCGGGATCTCCGACGCGTTTTAACCCGGATGGAGGCAAGCGCGAATTCTCGGTTGCTATTCCGCTGAATCTTGTCGAGGACCTCGAGCGTGACGGTTGGAACGTCAAGTACCGCAAGAACCAGGATGGCGAGTTCGATCCCGAGCGTCCTTACCTCGGCGTCAAGGTCTCGTACAAGTTCCGCGCGCCGGCCATCTGGCTGGTTACGGGCGGTCGCAAGCAGCTCCTCAATGAGGACACTGTCGGCACCCTGGACAACATCACGATCAAGACCACTGATGTGGTCATCCACCCGTCGGTGTACGACATCCGTGGCCAGAAGGGCATCTCCGCTTACGTGAAGGAACTGTACGTCGTGATGGACGACGAGTCGGCTTCGTTCGCATCGAAGTACGCTGATCTCGACTGATCATATTCGAAGACGGGGGTGGGGCGTAAAAGGTCTGCCCCCGTCTTAGAAAAAGGGAGCTATCATGTTTGTTGAAGACTCTGAAAACTGGGCTACAGTACCTGGCTTTGCCCATTATGAAGCAAACCGTCTGGGCATGATCAAGCGTAAGGATACTGGCGTAGTCCTGAAGCCGTTTAAGCGTCGTCATAGCACATCACGTTATGTTCGACTGTACACGACTCCCGGTGAGGCTCGAGAACGTTCGGTCGCATCGGTGATCTGGGCTGCCTTCTACAAGAGGTGGCCCGACAGGGGTCTCTATGTCTGTCACGCAGACGGAGACCTCGAGAACAATTCGCTCGATAACCTGTTTCTGGGGACTCGATCGGATGTCCGAAAAACACAGAGGCGTCGAGATGATCTCATCTGGGCGCAATTACAAGAGGAAGGAGAACTGGTTCTATGAGTGACTGGTTCGAAACCATTGTCCCGAATGACCGAACATGGTCGGCTGAAAACATCAACCGCGTGAAGACGGTTGCGAGGGGCGGCGCGACTGATATCGCACGATATCTGAGTACGGTCCTTGAGCGCACTAGTGATCCAGAACTTGACGACGACAACTTCACTGCTATTGTCAACATCAAGAACGGCTTCATACCTGCTAATGGCGACTACTCTGGCTTCTCGATTCAGATCGAGGGCATTGTCCGTGGTGAACAGATCGACAAGACTGTTAACGGCAGCTCCGATCCAATTACGAATGAATACGTCTGGGAGGTTCGCAAGATCGTTTTCTTCGTAAATGGTCGATCAGCTTCCGACCACACCAAGGAAACTGTGATCGACGCCGGCGATGACTGGATCATGCGCGCCATTACGCACGGCGATGAGCAGGAACCCGGATTCGGCAAGGGCGCTAAGTATGGCTCGTGGTGGGCTAACAACGCTGAGTTCAACCCAAAGATCAAGAGTACTTCCCGGATTTCTATCAAGGAAGCGCTTAGGAAAGAACCTGGAACGGAGCAACTCTAATGACACAGATTCCCGACAACTTGAAGACATATCTCAAGAATCAGGGGGCTCGGTTCAACCGTGTTCCTAATTCTGAGAAGGTTATCAACTCTGGTATTCTGGCCCTTGCGAAGCAAGCGATCGGAAATACCATCGCAGACGACGAGCCTTACACTATCCGGATCAACTTCCAGAATGGTCGGATCGTCGGAAGCGAAGCTCAGCCTCGACTCTCTGTGGAGCTTCTCGATGGACGCGCGTCTACGCCTGCGATCGACGTTCCCAAAAAGAATACCGAGGTCTTCCTCGAACTCAAGACTCTCGCCGCTGAAGGGTACTCGCCGATCCAGAACGGCGACTCTTGGGTTGCTCGAGTTAAGCTGGATAACAATACGGTGAAGACCGCGTTCGTTAACCGCGATTTCAGCGAGGAAGACCGGAAGCTCATCGAGGCGGCCCTGCTTCGTGGGTTCGGTCCGCAGGTCCGGATGTGACACAAAGATAGGAGATATTCAACATGGCATTCAAGACGATGGATGGTCCTGACACAAGCGTGACCAAGACGACGTTTGACACTCCGCCTCGAGATAACCCGCCGGCCGACTTCTCACCTCTGGTGACGACTGGCTACGACGCGACGATTGACGGGCTGCATTCTTACAAGAAGGACGGCTATTGGTATGTCGACTGGATGGAATGTACTTCGCTTTTCGGCCGCACGGTCATCAGCGCGATGAGTCCGTTCTCATGGGAGTGGATTGCTCGTTGCTCGGTTGACGGTGGCGGCTGGACTCGAGACAACGTCGAGTTCTACCATGCGATCCCTGAGGTGATTCGCGAGCGGTTGTTGTGTCTCCTGTTCGACGATGACGAATAAACTATATTCGCATCAGGAAGAGGCCCTGAGGCTCCTGCACAGTGGTAATGTCCTAGTCGGCGGCGTCGGCTCGGGTAAGTCACGTGTGGGGGCCTCATGGGCCCTTTCGAAGGTAGACGCAAAGAAGATCGTCGTGATCACCACCGCGCGGAAACGAGACTCTCTCGAATGGGAGGGCGAGTTTGCTGCACTTGGCGCTAACTGCGACGAGGTGACGATCGAGAGCTGGAACAATGTCTCGAAGTTTTCGGATTACCACGATCATGTGTTCATATTTGATGAGCAGCGTGTTGTTGGATCTGGTGCTTGGGTTAAGAGCTTTCTCAAGATATCGAAGCACAACCTGTGGATCTTACTGAGCGCGACACCGGGGGATACTTGGCTCGACTACGTACCCCTGTTCATCGCGAATGGGTTCTACAAAAACAGGACCGCATTCTCAGAGCAACACGTCGTCTGGGATAGGTTCGCGAAGTATCCTAAGGTGAAGCGGTTCGTCAATACTGGTGTTCTCGAATCTCGCAGGCGGCGCATCATCGTGCCAATGCCTGCGGAGAGACACACGAGACGCAATCGCAAGGATATTTTCGTACCGTTCGATCGAGACGAATACGATCTGATTGTCAGGAAGCGGATGGATCCTTGGACAAAGGAACCAATCCGAAACGCTGCTGGAGTGTGTTACGCTCTCCGACGTAGTGTGAACTCTTCTGGTAACAGATTAGATCGGTTGCGCAAGATCGTTGCGAAGCGACACAGAGTGATCGTGTTCTATAACTTCAACTACGAACGAGAAGAGTTACTGAGACTTAAGGACGAATTCGTAGTAGCTGAGTGGAACGGTCACGCACATGAACCAATCCCCGAGGGAGACTCTTGGGTATATTTGGTTCAATACACTGCTGGGGCTGAAGGATGGAACTGTATCGAGACAGATACGGTGGTGTTCTACAGCCTCAACTACTCATACAAGGTGTTAGAGCAGGCGGAAGGTCGGATTGACCGCATCAACACCCCGTATACTGACTTGTGGTACTACTACTTCAAGTCGGAGTCTGGAATCGATTCCGCTATCTCAAATGCAGTGGCCGAAAAGGCTACGTTCAACGAGCGCGTATTCGCTCACAATCTGTAAAGGAGCGCCATCATGGCACAGAATCTGGTAATGTTCGATCCCGCTGACAACGAGTGGTGTGTTGTCTGTCGTATTGGGAGTATTGGAGATTCTCCTAAGACCACAATCGCATTCTACAAGACTCGAGATGAGGCAAACGAGGCCGCAGCAAGTCTGCGAGAGAAGATTGACATCCCGGTCAATATTCAGATCTTCCAGTACTCGTACGCGAAGGATGAGATGGATATTTTGAAGCTGTTGCTGCTTGACGGTATTGATATCGCAGTCAAGTACGTGATTGGCTGATCATGGCTTGGTCTAAAGACGCGTGGTGTGTTTTGTCAGTCATTAAGTTCGAGGAGCAATTCGAGCCTTATGCGGTGTTGAGTATTCATCCGAACAAGGCTGAAGCGCAGTCACTTGTACTTAGATTGTCTGAGGATGAGCGATGGTTGACGACCACTCGCTTGATGAAGTACAATCGGCACATTAGGGACCTTAAAGAGGGCGATATCCTCTGCGGATACAAGCTTAGCCTGGTTCTGAACTACTACGAAAGGGAGCGTAATAGCGATGCTGTACGGAAAGTCATTTGAGAAGCTCATTAACCCGACGTTTTCTCTCGAAGAGACTGAGATTGGAACGAGGGCTAAACTGACGGTCCTTGTGGACGACGGTGCGAATCCTCCTTACGAGGCGTATGTGTCGTATATTATCAACCCTGATCTGCTAAAGCTATTCGGGGTGATGGCGTATGCACATACTCACACGGCGCTCTTGAAAGAGATCTGCAAAACCGATCTGAAACCGCCAGAACCTTGTGAGTGTAAGTCCCATGCATGGATGGTGATGCACCCGACTGATAAGGTGGAATACTGGAGTACGCTTGATGGGCATACATATCCCAGGCCTCATACGAAGCTTTGCCCGAAGAATCCCAAGAACAGGAGGGAAGATGTCTGATACCATTGTCTGCGGAATCGATAATCATCGTGAGTGGATGCTGCATGTGATTTCTTGTGAATGTGTCACTGGTATTCGCAAGGACTTTATGTGGTTCTTCAATACTCGGGCGGAGGCTGAGACTCATCTCGAGAAGGTTGCCGGCAAGATTACTAATCATAACGCAATCATCAAGATCATCAAGGTCCGAGCGTTCGAACATCTCGGGCTGGACTTCGAACAGATTGAAAAGGAGAGCTGAAATGTTCGTTGTGCAATTTGAATACGAAATTGTCGGAGAGGGATTTGTCGAATCTTGTGAAGGTTTTGACAAGTTGAGTGAGGCTCGCGAGTTTGGTCGCGATGTGATCGATGAGCTCTTCGATGGGCTTGGAGAGGGCGTTGAACTCGAAGGCGCCACTATTCGCGTTTGGAAGGAAGAGAACTGAAATGAACGCTGATTACTCGACCGATGTTATTGGACACCCCGAACGGATGGTCTACCGATTCTCGATCATCGGATATTTGTTCGGGCGAGAGTTGTGGAGGAAGACGTTCTTCTGCGATGACAAGGACCGCGGGGTTGTCTACTCGGAGTGGTACCTCAAGAACCGGGTGGCGAGCATCACTTGTGATCGGTACCGGGTTGAGGTGTTTGACGGTGAGAATACTCGTACCGTGCTGGGTGGACGGGCTCCTAAGAAGAAGGATCCTTGGAAGTCGGATGTGGCTGATGTCATGAGGTCGTACTCTCCTTGGGATACGACATTCAAGGCTGCCGTCAATCAGGCTGGCTGGAAGGAGCGTCGCGGCGTGTCTCGGGTTCGTAGCAAGGCTATGCGTGTTGGCGTTGGAGCAGGGAGGCACTGAGGTATGTTTGATGACGATGTCCCGATGGTGCGTTGCATCATTCGAGGGTTTGTTGGGTCGCGACAGGTGATCGAACACGAGGCTCTTGTGGAGTCTCGGAGCGCTGCGTGGAGGTATGCTTCGACATATTTCGGACTCGATGCTTCTTGGTCAGAGTGTGAACGATACACGGTTGACACATACTGGGTCTACTAGACCCCGATTTTGATGGGTGGGGGATCTCTTAAATGGGGTCCCCCGCTCGTCAAAAGAGACTCGGATTATCGTTTTTTGCCCTTACGCACCTACGAGTTCTTTACCATTTCTTTACCTTGTTAAGTGGGTTTGTGGGTCTGAGTGGGTTTGCGTTTTTGTCAAAAATGACGTCAAGTGGGTTTGTGGTTCTGAGAGGGAGGCTGATTTTGTCGAAATGGGTTGCCAATTTTTGGCAACTTGCCATTTTTAAAAACAAAAATGGCAACCTTTTTTCGTTGGAATTGCAACGAAAAGACTATCAATTTGTCATTTGTCACTTTATATTATAAAGATAA